TGACGTCATTATCTCGGACGATATTCAAACAGAGAAAGAAGCTAAGAGTGAGATTGAGCGAGCTTCTCTTGACTTTTGGTGGTTTGCTTCAGTAATGAACAGACCATCACCAAAAGGGCGGATCATTCAGATAGGCAGTATCAGCAGCCCACTAGCTTTCTTAAACAAGTTTAAGTCAGACACAGAGCGTAAAGTTTGGACGGTAAAAGAATATGCAACAAAGGACTGCCATACCATCTGGAGTGAGAAATGGAGTGACGAGGATCTTAGAAAGAAGAAACTCGAACTCGCATCAGCGCCAGGAATATACGAAGCACTCTATGAATCAGATGTCAGCCAAATTCAAAAGTACGCATTCAGAAAAGAATGGCTTAGATACTACGACAAGATCCCGGACGGACTCAATGTGTTTACTTGCGTTGATCCTGCTGTTGGTCAGCGTCTCACTAACGATTATACTGCTATTGTAACAGGTGGAATAGACCAGTATGGAAATATCTTTATCATCGACATTATCAAAAAACGATTCAACCTTGATACTCTGGAAATGTTTGGTGCATTGTTTACAATCTACGAAGTCTATAAACCCATCAAAATCGGCATTGAAGCGATTGGGTTTCAAAAATACATACAGTTGCTTTTTAAACAAGAATGTAACAAGCGCGGGAAGTATCCTAACGTCTGCGAAATTAATGCAGGATCAAATGTTTCCAAAGCTACAAGAATTACAGCTCTTGCGCCGATTGCACAAGGAGGTCAGTTGTTCATCAAAAACGACATGTATGACTTCATTTCGGAATGGGAAGCGTATCCGGAAGTAGAGCATGATGATGTGTTAGACGCAGTTAGCATGTTTACTGAGTTAGCTATGCAGAAGGGTGCTGGAGCTAATACTGGTCAAGCGCATAAGCCTCAAGCTTGGGTAGGACACAGAGGCGAGGAGTTCCAAGATAGAAATAAAAGTCAGTTTGGTAATCCGTTAGATATGTAGTAAAATTAGAGAGGGAGAGAGCAGGAACATGAGTGATAGATGACGAACAATTATTGATGTGGTTTCAAAAGAAATTCGAGCTGTTCCAGAATCACCGACGTTTAAACTACGATGACAACTTCATAGAGAATAACAGGCTTTATGAATCCTTCCGTGATAATCGACTCCAATTATGGCAAACTAACGCATTTTTAAGCTATACCTTCTCAATGATCCAGACCATTCTACCTAGAATTATAGGCTACATATGGCAAGGAGACAAGCTTGTAACAGCTATTCCTAAAGGCATTGAGGACGTTGATCATGCTAGGATAGTAGATGATTTACTTAGCTGGCAGATGAACAGTCAGATCCCTAACGTATTCACTGAGTGGGTAGAGTTCGTTCAAGTCTACTTAATGCAGGGTAACGGTATTGGTAAACTGACTTGGAACATACTTAAAGACCGACCTGAGTTTAACAACATCGACATCCTAGACTTCTATCCTGAACCATACAAAAAACACATTAACGATATGGATTTATTCCAGGCTTATGATATGCCTGTTGATGTGCTATTGCAGCGTTCTAAGATACCCGGAGCTGGTTATCAGAACATTGAAAAGCTTATGGGTACGTCTATGACTACGAAGGAAGAACAGTCTAATAGACGCAGAGATGTTGAGGTTGGTAAAATCAAAGTTAGTGAACCGATGCGACCAACAGCTTTGATCTATCAGTATTGGGGAAAGATCCCTGTTCAAGATAGAATCGAGGTTGGTATACCTCAGCTAGGCTATACGAAATACAAAGAGGGTATGATGGAAACTGGTAACCGGATGTATATTACTAGAAAGATTATTGACCCTCAGACACAAGAGCCAATGAACCCGTTTTCTACTGAAGATGATCCCGAAGGTTTCAAGCCATATATCTCAGGCAAGAACTATCTAACTCCCAACGAGTTTTGGGGTAAGGGCGATATTCAGCCTAACAGAGATATACAGTACGAGACTAACGAAACATTTAACAACATCATGGACAACGTGAAGTTGGGGATGAATCGTATGTGGTTAGTTGATCGTAACGCAGGAATAGACTTGTCTACATTACAGAGTTATCCAGGAAACGTAGTGCAAGGAAACAACATTAGCAAAGAAGGTATCAGGTCATTAGAACACAGAGACATCCCTCAGTCAGCGTTTAAAGTTGTCGAGGATATGCCACAGATCATGCAAGATACTGTAGGTGTTCATGACTATACTAAAGGTGCTAACGCGCCAGGAATGACTGACACGGTTGGTGGTATTACAAGCTTGATTGAAGAAGCCAACATGAGATTCGCTCATAAGATCAGAGTTCTACAGCATACAGCTATCACAGACTTTGCTGAGAAACTCTATAAGCTTGATAAGATATTCATGAAAGGTGCAGAGATACCGACACGACTAGAGAATGAAGAAGGGTTTAACTGGCAGACAATCAATCCTGATAATGTAAAAGGATTCTTTGATTTCCGACCAGTACCCGTATCAATGATCGGTAACAAGTTAGCACAAGAGAACACGATGATTAAACTACTTGATGTGTTATCTAAAGCACCACCAATACCACCGTTAATTACATCAATCTTAGAGAAACACGACGTGTCTAATGTTGACGAGATAATGGATTACATGATGTCAATTTGGGGTATACCAGCGCAGGGATCGCAAGGTCAACCCCCACAAGTACCACAACCACAAGGCGGGGGTCAGGGCATCCCTCTACGCCCGACTCCTGCTAATTTACCACCTCAGGCGGTGGTAAGATGATACACTGGCATGGGACAATAGGAATAATTGTAGGATTTATTCTAGGTGTTGGATTTGTATTAGCATTTCAGAAACTATGGAACTGGATATTTGAGGGATAACATGGCATTTGATTGGTGGCATAGTGGTAAATAGCGGATTCTTACAAGACAGAGTACAGATCAATGCTCAGAGAAAGAAAGAACAGCTTGAGCGTGAGTCTAACCTAGCAGCACCGGTTATAGCTCAAGGATCAGCAGCCGAGGCTTTCAAGAACGCACCATTCTGGAAAGTTATTGACAGAGACTTAGGTGAGATAGAGGATAGTTTATTAAGAGAGTTGACTGACGCAAAAGTCAACCTGACTAAATACAAGATGGATGAGTTAAGACGAAGAATAACTGATATACGATTATTCAGAGATTTACCGAATAAGTATATCGTTAAATTGCAGGAAAAGCGTAGAGGGAGAAAGGTAGCATAATATGGCAGTAGAACTCACAACCCAAGCAGGTAGCTTACCTCCTGGCGGAACTGACGACTTTGACGTATCACCACCGGCTGGAACGCCGAATGTTGATGGTATGGGTAAAGACGACATCGCTGGATTGTTAAGGGAAGCAAATGCGGGCGGGTCACAGGCAAAACCAGTGACTCCCCCTGTCTCACCAGACGCACCGAAGATAGGACAAGATCCACTGAATCAGGTAACTCCGGAGGTTAAAGATCCGGCAGTACCAGAGCCAACGCCAGAAGCAGAGGGCAAGCCAAAGGAGGAAGAAGATCCATTAGCAAACGTGTATAAGAAATTCGGGGTAACTGAGCCGAATGAAGCTGTTGCTAAAATGGCTAAGAGCTACGCAGAAGCTGAAAAGACTTTATCTCAGAACTTCCAAGCTAAGAGTGATGCAGAGAAATTCTCAAAAGAGAATGAGCAGTTACTTAACATGGCTGAGGACTTTCAGAAAGAGATTAGCGACCTAAAGAAAGCCCCATCTCAATCTAAATCAGATCCAAATGCAGAGATGACTGATAAAGAGATTGAGGAGTATAACTCTAATCCAAAGGCAGCTATAGCTAAAGCAGTACAAGCTGCGTTAGAGCCTATTCAGGCTAAGAGTGCAGATCAGCAGAAACAAGGTGAACAGGACCGGGTGATGGATTACAAGGTCTTGTCAGAGATTAACAGGTTTAAGGGTGATCAAAAGTTTTCAGGTCTTGAGAAAGACGCTGACACTATCTTAAACGATAAGAACTTGCCTTACACACCACAGTCAGTAGCATTAGCGTACCACGCAGCTAGGAGTGTTCGTATGGCTGATATAGTTAATACAGCTAAGAACGAAGCTTTTACTACGGGGTATAATAAAGCTATGGACGAGATTAAACGCGGTGTAGATGGTGGTAAGTCAACGATACCGGCACAAGGATCAGGCGGAGTAGCAGGGTTAGACGAAGCATCGCTTGACTCTATGCCAGCAAGTGACTTGGCAAAGTTACTTCCCAACGCGGGAATATAATTATATGTAGTACCATTCCGAGGGTGAAAGGAGTTGAGTATCAATGGCAACAATAGTAGATCCATCAGCTTTAACTAGCACTGCGACACAGTACTTACTCGCTAAGTATTATGACAAGGTGTTGTTAGAACGGTTAATACCAGAATTACGATGGATGCAAGGAGCTGATAAAAAAAGACTCCCTCAACGCGGGGGTAAAGTCATAAAATTTTCAAGCTTCAAGAACTTGTCTGTAGGCACAAGACTATCTGAGTCGGTTAAACCCACTCCGTTAGTTCTGTCAACCTTTAATATTACCGCAACATTAGGTCAATGGGGAGCATTTGGCGCAGTCTCTGATCTCTTAGAGGTCACGGCTATCACGTCAGTTATCCAGGAAGCCATAGCAGTGTTCGGTGAGCAGTCAGCTTTGACGATCGACAGTGAAATTCGTAGCGTAGCATGGGGTGGAGGTTTACCCAGTGCAGCGTCACGTCTTTCAGCTTCAGGACGTATGAGGAATACTGGTAGTGTTTCGGCACTTTCAGCGTTCAACAACCTGTATTTCGGATATAAAGTCCGGATGACCAGACAGTGTTCTGCAGCAGCGATGGCGTCACTTTCGACAGCACATCTGTATAACGCATCTGCTTTCACGGCAAACACGAAAGCAACAATGCGCGATATCAGAGAGTCGGTA